TCAAATCCTGCGTGAACGTGTGCTGCTGCTCCATTTGCATTGCTTGTTATTTTAATATCCGTTTTTTCTGTAACTTTTTTGTAAGGTTGTACAATGTGCTGCATTGGCCCTGCTCCATCTTGTATGCCTGCTTTTTGAGATAAATAAAATTCATACCCATTTTCTCTGTCTGCAAACCATATACCATATTCAACGCTATAGGGGTTTTTACTTACACTCTTAGCATAATCAGCACTCCAATTAGTGATATAACCAGTATATCCGCTTGGGATGGTATACATAGCCATTTGAGATTTATTGAAACCCGCCGTGATAATGCAATATGTTGTTATCCCTGAAACGTCAGTTAGTTTAATATCTACTGCCGCTACTACATTTTCTAACAATCTTATACTAAAAACTCGTTTAAGTGCTGTTGTAATTGGGGTTAATGTAGTTGTATCGCCTGCATCTAAAGTAACCGTTTCAGTCACAATATCCCAATTTGTATCTAAACCTATAACTTCTACATCTGCTCCTTGTAGTGGTGCTGAATTGCTCGCAGTTGAAATTGTTGTAATGGCAGCAGTTGTTGGGTATGGATAAGTTCCTCCACCATCCCAAATATCCTCTGTTGTACCATTTGCACTATCTAAGTTCATTCCGTGTACATTTACCGCACTCGCCCCTGCTACATCCCCTGCTGCTACACGCATCATATAATCTGTACTTGCCATATTTAATTTTTCAAAAATTGTGTCTTTTGCCACTTGAAATACCATCCCTGCTTCAATATCTTGGGCAGTTGTTTTTGCTTCAACTTGTAAAGTAGTGTCCGAACTTAGCAAATCAGAGGCAGCAATAAATTCTTCTATCACTCCATTTGTAATTGGATCAATAACTAATACTTTGTCACCTTTTAAAATACTTGAACTTAACCCACTTGCAACTATGGAAAGACTTGTTACTGCTCCTGCTGCTTGTGCAGAATCTACCGTACTAACCGTATGGTTGTTGTTTAGCAATGCCACCATTCCACTTTGGTTGCCATCTCCAGTATAGATTTCGCCTTCACCTAAATCTCCAGTATAGTCTATTGGCACTATACCGCTTCGTCTATTCGATTGCTCTATCCACTCGCCATCTACTTCATCCATTTTGTAGCGCTTTACAAAGCCATTAAAGAAGTAATTTTTGTTGTCGTATAAAATAGTATTCTCTGGATAATAATCGCCCTCAAATGAGCCTAAATAGCGGCTTATTGGCCTATATTGTAAACTTAACGCTTCTGCAACTCTTGTAGCGGTTAATGTATCATCGGTATCTAATCCCGCATCCCAAGTTAATGTTTTTACAAGTTTAGTATTAGTAGTAAGATAATCTTCTTTAACACTAATTACGTTAATAGAGGTATTATTGCTCCAATCTGTTATTACTAATGATGGTATTTTCAGTTCTTTTGTGTAGTTTAAAGTTGGATTGTAGCTTTCAATTAAAGAGTTATTACTGCTTTCGCCTAATGGGAGCGTAATTTTACTTGACACCCCAAAAGACTGATTTGAGCCGCCACCTATGGTAATAGTAGTGCCACTAAAGTTTTTATGACTTGCTGTTAATACCAATGTCAAAGTTCCATCAAAAGGTATCTCTGGAGTTTCTAAAGTAAATTTTTGAGTTGCCCCAACTGCTAATCCTTGTATCTTATAATCGTACCATAGCTTAGTATATGGAGTTGTTACCCATTGTTTAACAGAACCTAAACCACCACTTAAATAATAGGTTGTGCCTCCTGCCGTTCCATACATTTCTACTTTTAAATAAAGATAATCTCCAACACTTATAAAAGGGAGTAAACTTACTTCAAAATCAAGTTTTAAGAATGCACCAGTGCCTACACCCCCGAATACATCAAAAGTCTCTGTAAATGTATCAGGATTGACTCCAGATTCACATTGTAAATGAGTCAATTTAACTTCACTTTGTAAATTAGCTTTTACATCCATTGTGACCTTATAAAGCCCCGCCAAGTATGCAAATTTACCACCGCCTAATACTACCAAATCCTCTGCCCTATCTCGCCCGCCTGCCGTTAGTTTGTAATTGTACGTACCACGTGCATACGTACCCATTGTTTTTGCATATTCTCTGTAAACTATAACCGTTGTATTATCATAGTTTCGTACTTGCTGAATATAATAAACACCTTTGCTTAAAAATATACGGCAATTAAACAACTCTAATATACCCCTTAATGCTTCATAACAACTTATACCTTCGCTTGTATTGTCATCAGGTCGTTTATTAACAAACATACGGTCACTAATAAAACAATAATCTAAAGGGCTAACGCTATCTGTTACCGTTCCTGCAACCTCATTACTTACATACTCTATACTTTCACGTAAATAAGCATCATTAGTACCCCAAAATTGGTTCAAATCGTTTTTAGAAAGTAGATTGTAAATGTGTTCTTTTAGGCTTGTTTCGGTTGGAGTGGTTGTAACTTCATCATAGCTTATATCTTTTAATTTATCAAGCCCATCAATAGCCTTAATGGTAAATGGTGTAGGCTTGCTTATATTATCCCACTCTACCAAGTCAATTACAATATTACCTACCCAATCAAGTTCCCATCCGCTATTATCTCTGTATATTATCAGCTTCAATTCGTTATCGTTGCTTGCAATATACATTTCAATAAATCTATCGAAGTATGAATAGTCTTTCGGATTAGCATAAGTAATAGTTGTACTGCTCGCCTTTATGCTTTCAACAATAATATCACCTTCGCTATCCCAAGCAGTTTCTATATCATATATTCTTGGGTCAAAGGTTGGAGCATAATTATTAGCATTTATAGTTAAATAGCTTGCAGAATAAGAAGTATCTAAAACTATTTCCGTTCTATTGCTTGCCGAATTGTAAGAAAATGAAGTTACGGTAGCGGTAGTAGTTAAAGTAGCGGTAATCAAATCCACATCCATACCATTCTGCAAATAACCTGTCCAATCGTTATCTATGTAAAAAGTATTTCCAGTACCTCCTATTATATCTACAATCGGTAATCCATTGTAATTTTCGCTAAATAAATCTATCTTGTATGTTATGTTAGAATTAGATTTTATTTGTCCGCTAAATATTATATTACCCATTATCTTCTAAAACTGTTTTCTCTTTTTTGTACAATTATCATTTCTCGGCCTTGCAAGTGGATTACATTTTCCATTTCATATCCTCCATAGCTTGCACTATTTGATGCGTAAGATGGAGTAGAAACCGAAGTACTGCTACTATCTAATCCGTTGTTTAAAGCTCCTTTTATGGCTGCTCCTGCCGCTATCATTGCTGCTCCTGCGGCTATTGCCAATGCGGGATTTGCAGAGAATATAGACTCTTCAAATAATGAAAATTGAACACCAAAAGCTACCATAAGCCCACCTAATTGTTGCATAAATGTAGCAACCATATCCAATATCCCTTTACCGAATTCTTTACCAGTAAAGGCATCATCTGTAAGCATTCTGCCAAACATTTCAGCAGTACCAATAATCATATCCTCTATGCCTCTTTCAAAAGTTTGGTTTAAGTCAGTTACAAATTCTTTTACTCTCTCTTTTGTCTTTTCTAATATAGGGTCTATCTTTTCAACTTGCTTTCCTAATTCTTCCAACATTTCACCGCTAAAATGTGTCCACCCTTGCGTAGCTATAAATGTTTCAGCAGCTAAATCTTCTAATGCTTGTTGTCCAGATTGCATATCTTCTAACATTCCACTTTCGGCAAAATTCCAAAATGGCTTAAATTCTACTTTGACTTCTTTACTTGCTCCATCATCACCTCCACCAAGTTCATCTGGTACTCTAACTTGTTTTACACCGAAGTTATTAATGGTTTCTTCGAGTTCTTTTATTGCTAAATTTACCGCTTCAAAATTTGCACGTGCCTCATTTAATGGAGCATTTTGTATCTCGATTTCTGATGCAACTAATGGTGTACCACCTTGCCAACTCTTTTCCCAACGTTTTACATATTTTTCGTTGTCAGTTATTAACGCTTCCCACTTCTTTTGCTCTGCCATTAGCTTCTCCATTTCACTCTCAAAAGTAGAAACCTTAATCTTTGCAACTATTTGTTCTGATAGTGTTTTATAAGCAGAATCTAATTGTGCTACAAACTTCTTCTCGTCTTTTAAGTTTTGTAATGTAGTACCGTACTTCTTGTTTACATCGTCTATTAATTTTTGTCTTTGCTCAAACGTTCCGTTGAAATTTTTAATAGCATCAATGTCTAATTTTAATAACCCAATCTGATTTTTGGTTTCAGTATTAAGCCTTGTTGTTGCTTGTTTTAGCCTATCGGTAGCAATAGCATTTGCATCAAAACTTGTTTGCACCTTCTTCATCTCTGGAGTGTACATCATCAATGCCGCTAATGCAGCAGCTATAACCGCACCAAATCCTAAAAATGGTGCTATTGTAAGCATCGTTTCAGTTCTTAATGCTGCCAATGCAATCTGCAACTGCCCTACTACTATAATCAATGGTGGGATGGCAACCGCTAATGCTCCCACAACTACTATTATTCTTTTAGTGTTTGGACTTAATTCTGAAAACTTTTGAGCAAGGTTTGTAATGCCATCTACCATACCCTCTATCTTTGGAGCAAGTACTTCGCCAAACTTAATTGCTAACCCTTCCACCGCAGAATTTAAACGAACCATACTCATTTGTAGAGTAGCGTTCATTATATCGCCCATCTCTTTAGATGAACCAGCAGCATTATCTACTGCTTCTTTAAGCCTATTATATTTATTAGCAGAAGTTGACAATATAACCGCAGCATTCGCAGCCCTCTTGTCAAATAACTCTACCGCCACATTTACCTTGCTTTGAGAATTTGCAATCTTCTCCATTGCGTCTTTATAAGACATCCCCTTTGCGGCTAATGTAGTGAATATTGTCCTTAAAGATGTACCTATTATACTCGCCTCAATACCCGTATCGGCTAACACGCCTTGCATTGCTGCAACTTCTTCTAGTGTATATCCTAATGTACTTGCTATTGATGCAATTTTAGAAGTTGATACACTCCATTTCTCTAAGTCTAATGCAGAAGATGTAAACGATTTAGCCATAACGTCAACAACCCTTCCCATTTCGCTTGCATCTAACGCAAAACCTCTTAAAGTATTACCCGCAACCATCGCAGAGTTAGCCAAATCCTCATCGGTGGCTAATGCTAAGTTCAAAGTTGCCTCTGTTATCTTCTCAATTTCATCTGCTGAAAATCCAAGTTTGGCATAAGACAATTCTAATCCCGCTACTTCTTTTGCCGTGTATCTCGTTGTTCTACCAAGTTCCTCTGCCCTTGTAGTCAACATATCAAATTCCTCCGCAGTTGCTCCAGATACCGCATTTACCTTTGCCATTGCTTGCTCAAATTCAGCAAACTCTTTTGTGGCCAATACACCCGCACCCAATGTTGGCAAAGAAAAGGCAAGTGACATATTCCTGCCTATCCTTGTCAATCTCTGTCCAGTTGCCCTTAGTTCTCTTTCGAGATTTTGAGCAGAACTACTAAAACTTGCTAAGTCAAATCCTGCCCGTATATTAATGTGATCTCTTGCCATTACTTAAATATTGGATGTCCTTCTTTTTTCAATCTTTCTATTTCCTCTTTTGTCCACTTGTTGCCCTTAGTTCCCTTAGTGCCACTTTTTTCCCAATTAAAAGTTACTATGTCGGTAGCCTTTAACTTTTTCTTCGTATGTGGTGCAGCAGCATATAAAGCTATCATTCTTGCTCTTTCCCACGCATCTCTATCTTCTAATGCGTGTATTGCCCTATGGCTTACATACGCTTCAAGCAAATCAGTCATAGAATACATCTCAATATCCTGCGGCTTAACTTGCAAAAACCTATATGCGAAACCTCTTATAAATACAAAAGGCTCGCACTCTACTTTTTTGCAGCAGCTTTTAGTTGGCTAAACGCTTCAAGTTCTGCCATAATCAATTCGGCTGCATCTGGAGTTTCATCTACATAATCCTCCAATTTCTCTTTGGTTAATTTTCCTTTTTCTCGAATGCCATCCCAATAAGCATCTACTATGGCCTCAAATCCAATAGCACCACCATCTTGTGACATTACCTTGTTTAAGTTGAAAATCGCTCTGTTACCAACTTTTACTTCGTACTCTTTATTATCTATTTTTATTATCATACACTTATCAAAAAAAAGGGCAAGGCTTTATCCACCTCGCCCTTTATGGAAACAATTTAACCCCTTGTCACTATGCCTCCGCAGCCTTAGTTACTGCTCCAGTTCCTTCAAACGAAACCTCAAATGTTGAACTTTCTTCCAACCCATCAGTTCTATTTAATGAAGTAATGTAGCAACTACCTTCATAGTAAATGTCACCAGTTACACCAGTAGTCCATCTTACAGTTACCGCAGTTCTCGCTGCATACGCATCGTATAAGTCCTCAAAACCATAAGTTGCATCTTCGGCAAAATAACCGCTTCCGCTTCCGCTAAATGATTTTAAGCCCTCTAAAATCTCTTTATTACCTGCACTATCTTTTGTAGTTGCTTCTCTTGTTGCCATCTCAAAGGAGATGTCGTTTGATGTTAGGTGTGCAATCGCAGTTCCTCCAACTTTGATTACCGCTAACGTTCCGTTTAATATACCAGTACTTGCCATTATTTATCTTTTTTAGGTGTTTTTACTTTTTTAACTTCTTCGTGATAGTCTTTGTTGAAGAATCTTGCATCCAAATCTAAAGTAGTTCCCTCTTTAAGAGTTCTACCGTTTATTGGATTAGTCCAACTTGACTTTAACTTGACTTTCATTGCTACAAACTTACTTTTGGGTCTTTCCCTTTGGTGTAACTTTTTTAACTTCCTCGATTGGTGTTTCTGGATGTACCTCGCCTTCTTCTTGCATACGCTCCACCACCGCTTCAATGGTTTTTAGTTCCTCATTGGTTTTTGCATTGTCTAATAATTTAGCAACTCCTAAACCTATAAGTTCTTCAGCCTTTTCTCTTGTACAATTCAATTCTGCTCCCTTTGGCAACGTTCTTGTATGTACCGCATATTTTTTTGTTAATACTACTCTCATATTGTTTTTGCTTTTTTAGCTATGTAATTCTCTAATTCTTTGCTCATACCGCTTTCGGTGGAGCTTATTTTGCTCGCAGCAGCTTTCCAGATAAAATCATTCGGCTTTATCATCTTTGGTGGTACTGTTCCCCTCTTATAAAATGGTGACCATCCGTAAATATGCCACCAAGCATAAAACCCATCGTACTTAACTTTCTTGCCTTGTCTTGGGCCAGTAAGTACCGTTGGCTGCTTCGATTTTGCAGTCTTTGTTGCTATGGATTTCTTTAAGTTGCCAACCGCATAGGTTTTACCTCTATACTCAATCGGTTTATCTGCTACTGGAGTGTTTGCTTTTACCGCATTAAGAATCGGCTTCATTTGCCTTCTTAGTACCGCTAATATCTCTTTTCGCTTTACTTTATCATCAGCAAATACCCTAATGTCTTTTGCTAACTTCTCAAAGCCTTGTATGTCAAAATTAATATCGCTAGCTAAAGCATTCGGCCTATTACTTTGTCTTGGGTTTTTCGGTATGTATTTTTTAATGCTTCTCACACCTTTTTGCTCGCTTTAAGCCATAACCCTTCACGATCTAACTCTTGAACTTCTATAATGTCGTAATACGCTCCGTTGTACACTATTCGCATACTCTCGTTTATACCCGCAAAGTAGCGTATCTTAAACTTTACTTGTATTGTTGCAGTTGTCTTGTCTGCCTCTAATTTCTCTGTTCCTCCAAATTTCGTTACATTGGCAAAGCAAGTATGATATGTACTCCAAGTCTTTACTGGCTCACCAAAACTATTTTGAGCATTGCTCCAACTTTCTATCACTATCTTTCTATCTAATCGGCTAATGTTCATATCTCAAACCTTTGGCTAATCAAACTTAGTTGATATTCGGTTGTTCTGCTCATTACTCTACTCAAACTTGCACCCATCACATTGGTTTGTCTTGTTTCAAACAAATCCCCAATTATCATTCTAAGTGCTTGTTCTACCATATCATTAGTATTGGCAGCAGTTGTCATTTCTATAACAAAAGGCCAATCTCTATCATACACCGCAGGAGCAGTTGTCAATATCTCCACCGTTGGAAATTTACCTCCGTTTACTATGTAGTTGGAAGAATCCCACGTTTGTAAAGAATTGTTAGAATCGTAGTACTTAATTGCAATAGATTCTAATGGATGTACCGTAACCATAAAATCGTCTAAATCGCACAAATAACCCGTTGCAACACCTTTTACTAAGATGTTAGTTTCTTGGTATAGGAACGTGTGTGCAGCAGCCAAATAGCTGCTAATTAAATCATCAAAGCTATCATCTAAAATGTTCAAATGAAGTTTTGCATCAGCTAATGTTAATGCCCAATTCCCTTCTGGAGTTTTTGTCGTTATATTTACGTTTTGTGGTTTTCTCATATTATAAAAAAAGGGATGGGATTATCCCACCCCTTTTGGTTTAAAAGTATAGATAATTATTAACCAAATGTACCTACTGAAATCGCTGCATCTTGTACAAGTGCTGCATCCCAATAAGAATTTAGTACCAATCTGTTTTTACCTCCAACTGCTTGGGTGTATGGGTCAACTAATATTTCAAGTCCACCGAATTGTGCAACATAAAGTTTGCTCCAATCTCCGTAGTACAACGCAGGATTAGTTATGTCTGCAATTTGAGTTGAAAATCTTGCAGTTAAGCCCATTATCATATTGTTCATAAGCAATGGATTTACTCCACTTACTTGTGCAGCAGTATGAATTTCGCTGAATAAATCGTGACTAATTGCGAATCCTAAGTTACCGAAGTTGTGGTTGTTCCCAATCACTTCTTCCATTGTAGCTAAAATAAGTGCCGTAATAGCCGCATTTGTAACTGGAGTTTTACCGTTACCCAACCATTCAAACGCTCCGTTAGCCGTATCATCGGTGAATATAGCATACTCTAACTTAGCAGCAACCGCTTGTTGGATTGCACTTTGCAATGCAGCCTCTAACGATTGGTTGTGCTGCATTGCAGCTTGCTTTGAGTAATCTAAGTAAGTAGCCAATCTGATTGGTTGCAAGTCAACTTTAGTCATAGCTGAACCACCATCCGCAGCATTGTCAGTTTCTCCTTCCCATTGAGTAGTTACTGATGGTATGATTGGAATACGTTGGTCAGTAGATGTTGACAATCTTGTAACCCCTAAGTCACCAAGTATGGTTTGAGCATAAACTCCTTGCACAAAACTTCCTTCCTCAATACCAGTAGTATTGTTTACCGTAATAGCAGCACGATTAAGAATTTTTGATGGAATAACAATACCGTTAGAACTTTGTCCAACTCTTGCCATTTCCATTTCACCTTCTTGGTGCATTTCACGAACAACACCATCCATTTTACCAGAAAATGCTGCTCTTACCGCATCACCAAATGTAAACGCTTTCGCTACTTCTCTATCTTCTTTGTTCTCGATTTGAACTCCTGATCCTGCAACTTTGGCTGCTGCTTGCTCTGCTCTTATCGCTTCAAGTTTAAGTTGTCTTTCCAACTCTACTTTCAACGCATCTCTCTCTGCCAAGTCTTTCTCAAATTGAGTAGTTTCTTCCGCAGTCATTGAACGGTTTTCTTTTGTTACCGTATCGTCAAGTGCAACTAATCTTTCTGTTAGTTCACCTATTTTCTCTCTGATTTCTTTACTTTTCATAATTATAATTTACGAATACAAATATTAGTTCTACAAATACCCTATAAGGTAATATTTTTAACTTTGGCTTTACGGAGAAGTGATTGTGTAGCTACATTCATTCCCTTTGGCTCTAATTCTTTCTTAATTTCTTCGACAAATTCATCGCTTCTTTTAAAAGCATCTGGATTACTTCCTACTGACACTACGCTCCACTCTAATAATTCTTGACGTGTAAAGTAAATAGTGCCGCTATCTTCGCCTTTGTCTGGATTACCCCAACGATAATCGTGTACTCTTGCTCCAACACTTGACATCTTTAATATGCCCTTGTTTACTTTTTTCCATACCTTGTCGGCTAAAGCATTATCCCCTTCATCCTCAAATCGCACTTTGCCAATAAGCAAATCGCCATCTCGATAAACTTCGCTTGTTCCAATGATGGTGTCTGGATTGTCACCACTTGACCTATGGTTGTAGCATACAATCGGATTACGGTTGTAGGTTTTTAAATCCCAACCATCCAGTTTAAACACCGTTCCGTGTCTGTCTATGGTTTCGCTGCTTATAATAAATTCAGCAGTTCTTTCTTCTTGGTTTATACCTCTAATCTCGGCTTGGCGAGTTATTGTTCTCTCTTGCATAATAGTTCTTAATTTGTTCTAATGGTATTCTATTTAACTGTACTAATCTTTCATCCCCGTTTTCTACTGGATTCAAATCTTCCAATGCTCTAATATCGTTAATTGAGTAAACTCCTATATCGCTCATTAATCGGTAATGTTCTGCTTTCGCCTTTACATCCGTTCTAAGCAATCTGTTTACATTGTGTTTAAAGTAAGTGTTTTTCTTTTCTCTTTCCTTTAACAATTTCCTTCCGTACTCTTGCTCTAATTTCTCTATCCAAGAACCAAGTCCGTAAGTTACAAACTCAATCCCTTGATGCTCTATGTTGGAGAAGGTTGCGTGTTCTAAATCGTTAATGATATGTGGTGGAACTCCCAAAATAGTGGCAATCTCGTTTTTCTGAAATTTCCTTGTTTCTATGAATTGGGCATCCTCTGGAGGCATACCTAATCGAGTGTATTTAGATCCATTGTCTAATATAGCAGTTCCTCCAAGTCCGTTTGGCCCATAGTTCTCATTCCACGCTTCTTTTATCCGTTTCTTGGTTTCAGAATCTAATCTCCCCTCATATTCGATATAACCATCTATACGTGTTCCCTTGTTATAGAAATCAACTCCATAATCTTGAGCAGCTAATGATAAACCTAAGTTTTGCTTATGTGCTTTAATAGCAGATAACCCAACTACTTCATCTATCCCAAACCCTCGTAGGTTAATTACATCTTCGTCTTTAAACTGAATAGTTTTTGCTCCATCCAATGACATTTCCCAAAACAATTCATCATCGTATATTTTGGGTTTCATAGTTGATGAATGAACGTTTGTTAATGAAGTAGGATTGGCATATCTATCTCGCTCTATAATGGCAAGTCCGTTGCCGTGATTGATTGCACTTGTTACAAGAATTTGCGTAAAATCAAATGCAGTAGTTTTATAGTTTGCTTCTTTGTTCAGTAAAAACTCGGTAGCGTGATTCACTTCCCTTCGGATTGGGCCACGCTTCTCTAATACATCTATTGGCAATAATGCTATCGATTCTGATATTCTTCGTACACCAGCCCAATAAGCAGATAAACCCATTACAGTTTTCTCGGTTACTGGAGTTCTCCCAACATTGCCAAACATAGTTGACATAAAACCCTTTGTTGCATCCTTATAAGGGATGGCTCGTTTTATCTCAAACCCTAAAATCTTCATTAATATCGCAAATAAAGATATGCAAGATTGCGTGAGATGTAATAAAATTAACTTTGAGGCATAAAAAAAGCAAGGCGGCAACCTTGCTTTTAAGCTATGTTATTTAATATAATCACAAAACTACATAGTTGCGGAGGAAGGTATCGAACCTTCGACATTTAGGTTATGATCCTAATGAGCTACCGAATACTACGGTTGAATATGCTACTGATTCCATTAATGAATCGTATAAAGTTCACTATAATCGACTTCTTGAATTACACAATATTAAGTGACGACCATTTAATTTTTCTTTTTTTGTAATATCTACTTT